CGGATATAGTGACAAGTCCTGACCCGGCACTAGATTAGTTTCATCTAGTTCCATAATCAAGTTACCCGATAGGACAGCGTTATCGACAGCCATACGCATAAACCCATTCATAAGAGTTTGTGTATCGTCCATGTTTTCTGCAATACCCACTCCAAAGAAAGAGTACGGGTTCAGTTCGTATGGCGCAGCATGGTATGGAATCTTGCTAGGCTTGAATGGATTAAGAACCATACGAATAAGTTTGCCATTACATATCCACACGTTTGCTTGCAGTTCGTCAAAGTCTTGCAACTCATCTGGTATTGTAATGTCTTGCTCTTCAAGCATATCGACATCAACCATGCCCCAATACTCAAGTACTTCAAAGCGTTCAATAGAAGACTCAGGTGCATAGTCAGATAGGTCATCTTCCCAATACTTCTTTGTGTAGTTCTCACCAATAGCAATAACCTCGTCAATTACTTGACCACGGAAGTATGGACGCTTCTTGAGACTACGTAGTTGTGAACGTGACATCTTGTGCCGTTCAATTACGTACTGCGCTTCATCCATGTTATTCGCATCAGGGTCAGGATAAAAATTCCAAACTGATACATGCTGTACTTGCGGAACTGTCTTAAACAGTGGGTCATAGTTACCTTCATCATCCCAATTAGGATACTCTTTGTCCGTAGCAAACGGGCCTTTCATTACACCTGTACCAAACAGTGCCATCTCAAATGCAGAGTTACGCATATGCTTACCCGCACCAGACTCTTCTAGTTGGTCGTGTATCTTCTTTTGCATCTTCTTAGCAGCAATCATAGCAGGGCTAAATGTAATCGCTGTAGGTGTCTTACCCGGACCTTCTTTTAGTTTCTCCTGCACTGGCTCTAGTTTGTTCTGTACTACGCCTAGCTTCTCTTGCAGTGACTGTGCAGTAGCACCCGGCTCCAAGTCGTTGCCATCACCAGCAAAACCGTATGGGCTAGTAGACAGTGCTGTGTCACCACGTAGTTGCTCTGGTTCCTGTGGGTCAAAGCTAACATCTTCTACCACGCCTTCTGGTAACTCAGTAGGGTCTACAGATAAAGGAAAACGCTGATTAGCAAACAAGACATCTACAATCTGTCCGTAAGCTGCCAGCGTCTTTGTCTTCGTTACTTTAATAAATACGCGAGACTTTTCTGCCTCAGTAAACTGTACATCAGGTCCATATAGACCACGGTAGTTACGGTAAGCACGTAGCCAGCGGTCTTCATCTTGTTCACGATAATCTTCTGAACGCTGGTATCTTTCGTAAATAAATGGAATGATGGATGATACATCGGCATCTACAACTACAGAATCATCTGTGTCTTCTAGTGCAATTGCATCGTCTTCAATCATAATTTCTTCTTCAGCCATAATGTTTTCCTTAATATCCGAATGTGCTGTCTGCTACACGCATACCTGTACTTGGTCTTCCCATAGGGTCATAATCAAATATACTAAATCTTGGTCTGGACATTATACCATATCTTAGGGCATCATACAAGTGGTCTTCACTATTCGTATCAATGTCTTCTGGATTTTTCTTATCAAGCGGGATGGCTGGTAACTGCGATATTGTATTTGTGCAGCTATTAAAGAATACAAGTCTAGGCTCCTCTGTAAATTCATCTACCTGCAAACGCCTGTGTATTTCGTTCTTACCTGCTACACGGCTACCACGGCTTCTATCTGATGGACGCCAGCGGCATCCTCGTGCAATCATAGTCTCCGCAAGAGACGGTCCAGTATCACCACGCTTATGCCAAAGACTGCTATCCAGCACACCATATTTAATAGTTCCATCACCTGCCTCTAATTCAAGTATCATATCTGCCAAATCTGCGGCAAGGACTTTAGAGACGTATAGTTCTCTGTATACCACAAGCTGTTCGTTAGGTGCAACAGCAAACCAAATAACACCAGACTTACTACCGTAACCGTAGTCACAAGCGCGAAACTTAACCCAGTTGTGAGGAATATCAAAAGGCTCAACAACATGAATATTACGGTCAAATTCCGTAAAAGCCGCACCTTCTTTAATATCCCAATCACCTTCAAGGAGTTGGCGTCTTTGTTGCTCTGGCATGGAAAGCAGCATTGCTTCGTAGTCACCCGACTCTGCCAGATAAGGATTGTCTGATAATCGTGCTGGGATAAACCGCCTTTTAAATAAAGACTTTCCAGCCTTCTCGTGTCCTGCAGGGTATCGCAGTACCTCTCCTGTTTCGCTATCTGTGGCATCGAAGGCTCTATTATACGGTGAAGGGTCAATAAACATTTTCTTAACCCAGTGATGACCTCTTCCTCCGGGGTTAGTTGTGGCTCTCATAAAGATAGGCAAGTCAGGTGCAGTGGACCGTAGACGTGAACGCATGTAATTCCAAGCGTAGGGTGTGGCCCACTGAGTCAATTCGTCAAACCCTATCCAGCTAAACGCTAGACCCTGATAACGCAAGACATCATCATCCCTATCAAGATATGACATCCACAACCTTGCGCCAGATGGTGCAGTCCACTGCATTTTTCTCTCTGACCATTTGATACCCGGCCAGATTTTTGGGTACAACTCCTGCGACTTAAATACAAGTTCTCTTAGTTCTTCTGTTGTATGTCGCAGTAGCAGCCCACTAAATGCGGGATGCCCCATGTAACGTAATGGGTCAGATAACATAGCGTAGGATTTACCACCGCCAGCACTTCCACCATATAGTACCTCTCGTTCCGCTGCCGCTAGAAAGTCAGTCTGTGGGCCGGGGTTAGGCTTGAATAGTACGTTAGCTGTTTCTTCAATAGCCTGTGTTTCATATTCAATAGGCTGTATATCAACCGTTGGCTTTGGAGCCTGTTCTTTCTTCTTGGAGACTTTTCGCTTTGGCGATTGCCGTTTCCGCATACTCTGCCCACTTGAGGAGGCTTTTAGCTTGGTTCTTACGCTGTCGTTCATTCTGTAACCGTTTCCTTAGACCTACGTGAGATATGTACCTTCCTGTATTGGTACTTAGCCAGTTGGCTACTTCACGATAACTATACTGATTTACGTGTGACCTAGCCTTCTCTAGCAGGTCAAGTTCTGTTGGTATTGGGTCAAGAATGTCGGGGTCTTCATCATTTCTTTTATAACCGAAAGGTACAGTCCTTGCAATGCGAGGTATCTGCACCCATTCGTTTTCTTCTTTAATGTCGGTTGGTTGTGGTAGTTTCCACTTACCTATACTACGTGTCATTTGTTTTTGCGATTGTCTACTGTAGATAAAACCATACCACCTTTGCGGAAATCCTGTGGACCAGTGCGAGATTTAATAACACCACCTTTAGATAACTTTCTTTTAAATCTATCTGGAACTTCTTTTAATTTACCTTCTGGTATTTTATTTACAGGTTTTGTTTTAACTTTATCTAACTGTTCTTTAGTCATATCTAAAGACTCACCTTTTGGTATTTTATTTACAGGTTTTGTTTTAACCGTATTTAATTTATCTTTATTACGCATCATATAGCGTTCTCTATGTATAGTTAAATTTTTAGAAAGTCTGTTTCCTGCTTTCCATTCTTTCATAGCTTCAGCTAATAGTTCTTCACGAGTCATTAGTCATCATCCTCTACAACTGCTTTAGGTGGCATAAGCATTACACCGCCCGATGCTTCTACTTGCATCTTCTCAGTTTTTACCAGACCAGTACGGTCAAGCAGTTCTTTAGCGGCAGACATCTTATCACGTATGCCTAACTCAGTTGGGTCATACAATGCATGTGTCATAGCTATCGCAGCCTTCGGTGCATTACGTGCCATGTACATTTGAGTCGCCTCAAGTATTTCTTCTTTAAGACCTTTAACAATTTCTGCAGTACTAGAAGTGTCAGCATATCCCGCCAGTTTCTTTGCTTGCACCATATCGCCACCTGCCTCTTCAAACAGGACGTTGAGTAGTGCTTGTTGCTTATCAGTTAATTGTCTAGCCATTAAAACTCACCATTGTGCATTGCATTTGCTAATTTTGTACTTCTTGATTTTACCTGAATTGCCCACCTGCTGTCAAGCATTTCTTTTGCTGCAATATCAAATTTACCTTCATGGATAGCATTCCACATCTTTACGAACTTACACAGTCTTGGGACACCCATATTGAATGCCATATCCATAAGTACAAGTTGACGTACACTGTCTAGCTTGTCTACGCAAGGGTGCGCACGTACAAGTTCTTCCTCGACAATCTGCACGTCATTCTGTGCTAGATACATAGCATCTGCTTCTGTGATACCTTCAGTATGAACAATAGCCATATTAGGTATGTCCATCCATTCCAGTTCTTCTTTAGTGATGCCACGGTCTTCTAGGTTACGTCCGATACCAATAGTATCAATTCCAAGTGTATCTTGATATACCTGAAGGCGTAAACCTTCATGTGCAATTAGTTTCTGTATAAAGTCTTCTTTACGATATTTCATTTCTCATGTCCCATCCATACCGCAAACGCACCCGTCATTGCTCCCGTCACTACACTGACAAGTGCTGACTGCTGTGTTGTCGGGTCGGGTAGTGTCATAAACCACTCTACTACTCTCCACGCTGATAGCGACATCATTATCATCATTAGACGAGGAAGTATCTTCCACGCCAGTATTCTTTCCATTGCTACTTTCACGATTCTTCCTTGCCTGTTCTTCTGTCGTTATGTCGTGCATATTCCACATCTGCACTAGGACTTCCCTTTACCAAAGAGCCTAGTAGCACTGCGTACACCAAAGCTGGCAGCAACGATAACACCAAGACTGTACTGATACCACTCAGGCATTGCGTTGAGTTGTGCGAATCCATTGGAGACTACTTCTTCCATCCCCGGAATAAACGCCATAACGAGAGGAATAGAGAACAAAACGGTAAGCCACTCATCTTTCCACGAAGACTGACTTCCTTTAGCCATCTCCAAATCCCAGTCAATTTCACCAGTAGCTTTTCTTTCCATGACTGTAGCTTCTGCTTTAGCCCTTGCCACTTTGGTTGCAGCTTCTGCTTTAGTCTTTTCAACTTTTCCATCTAACCATGTCCCTGCTAAATTAGCAATAGGTCCAATTAATAAATTAAGCATTAGCCTCTCCGAAACTTTGCTGTCTTCTTTGCAATACTTTTAGGCTGTGCTACAAACTGCTTACCTGCAGCTTTACCTTTTCTCTTAGCCTTAGTTGTAGCAGAGTACTCTGCACTTGTCAAGGACTTTATTGCTTTTGCAGGTAAATATCTTTCTCCTGTCTTAGCAGAAGGCTTACCTGACTTAGTACGCCAGTCTTGATTAGTCCAGTTCTTTAAACTCTGCTGTGGTTTTTTCATTGTAGTTTTTTCCTAATTGACTTTAGTGTTTCTTTTAATGTAGGCTCATCTTTTTCACGGGGGTTATATATGCATTGATATTCCTTTGGACAAAACTCACTAATCGTTATAGTTTCTATTGTATTGTTTGCACCTCTATATGTACAGATATACTCTGTGTATGGATTTTGTTTTACTTTAATTCTTTCGTAGTCAACAAGTCTGCATGTAGTCCATTTTACTTCATCTGCTTTGGCCTGTTTAGATACAAGAAACATAACAAATGTGTAAAGGAGTATAGAGGCTAATCCAATCATAACAATCCATGCTATAATTTCTACAAACTTCTGTCTACGTTCACGTTGTTTGTATAGTGTCTCTTGTCTTTGTTTGCGTATCTGACCTTCCATACGAACTAGGTCATCCCACTTAGACCTACCCATAGTCAAGCTAATCCACTGCTGCAGTTCGTATCTCTGTGCTGCTGCCTTCTCTTTGT